TAGTTTCCACTTTGGTCACCACCGTCGTTTAACACGCCAGGGTTTGTTCCTCTATGTTCAGTATTACTAGAACCATCAGCACCAGCACTTGAGTCACCAGCAGCATTTCTACTAGAGAAATCTGTGTCTGCTTCGTCAAATAGCGCTTCGTTTCCAGTTTGTGAAGTGTATCTGCTTCTCATTGCAAATATTAAACCAGTTGGTCCAGTCATTGGCTGAACGCCAGCAATATCGTAAGCAATAAGGTTAGGCATAGCTCTTCGTACAAGTGAAATTAGGATTGGATCCCAATTTGCAACACTTGAACCTGTAGCATTTGTAGGACTCGCTTCAGTCATAAACTGAGCGTCTTCCTTCATAGCTCTTTCTTGGTTTTCCAAGATAGTAGCTGTAACGGCTCGTCTGTAAGAATCCTTAACTTTTGGTAAGTCAGGGTGTTCTAGGACAGGCTGCCATTTTTTTTCGTATTGTTCTGATAAATACATTTGTTTTTATCTCCCTATTAGTTAGACAACTTAATGTCTTTTGTTTTACTTATAGCGGCACTATAAGCAGCCATTGCATTAGTTAAATCCTGAGGTTGCTCAGCATTTGACTCTGCCGCCACATCATCTATCTCACTAGTTGATTCTTTTTTACCAAAGTAACTTTCTTTAATAGTAGCAACTTTAGTTTTAAAATCTTCTTCGTTTGAATATTCAACTTCTTCGGCAAGTTTATTGAATTTTTCTTTTTGAGTATCAGCTAAATCTTCAGACGCCTCATCAATGATGTTTTGTCTTTTGTGTTCGCCATTCTCTTTAGATAATTCAACATTCTTTTCAATTGATTCGTTAAGTTTCTTTTCTAACTCCTCAATTTTAGAAGATTGATCTTCTAATACATTGTATTTTTCGTCTGGAACATCAATATAATGATCTTCAAATAACTTTTTAAGACCACTAATAAAGTCCTCAGCGATTTCACCTTTGATTCCTCTTTCTAAAGCAAGTTCGTTTTCTTTCATCCACTCTTCCACTACATAAGCAAGGTAAGAGTCAACTTTTTCTACTAACTCATCTTTAGATTTAGAAGTTTCTTCGGTTAATTTCTTGTCGTAATCTGCCTGCATTTCTTCAGCGATTTCTTTTACTTTAGATTTAATCGCAGCTTCAAATACGGTAGCAGCTTTAGTTTTAAATTCTTCAGATAAAGAATCATCTCCAGCGACAAGAGCGTCAACGTGTTCTTTTACATCTATCTCTTTTTTATCTTCTTTTTCTTCTTTGACCTTCTCGTCTTTTTTCTCAGCGTCTGACTCTTCTTTTTTATAAGAAGCCTTCATATAACCTTCTTCTTTTTTCTTTTCCTTGTCATCCATAGACTCTTTTTTGTCGTCTTTTTTGTCAAGGTATTTTTTTAGACCAGCTGGCATTTCGCCTTCTTTGATTTCTTTATCTTCCGAATCTTTGTCAGTTTCTTTTGCTTCCATTGCCTTACTTGGATGTTTACTATCTAGTTTTGGCATTGGATCAGGAGCACCTTCTGATTTTTGAGGTGCTTGCCCAGAAACTTCTTTAACTTTTTTTGTTGCGTCAGGATTGCTGTCTGTAGGTTTTACTACAGCTGCGCCTAAATCTTCAGCGTCATTTTTTAACGGTGAAGGCTCAGCGGGTACAGCGTTCTTTTTAGGAGCATCTGGAGCTGTTGCTTCCATTACTTCTTTTCCTGCTTCAACAAGTGTTTTGTCTGTTTCGGCCATTGAAATCTCCTCTTTAATAGTTAAAACTAGTTTTAATTAATTAATTGTTAATATTTATAAAACTAGAGATTTGAAAGAAAGTTTTTAAAGACTTTTATTTTAGCTTCTGCTAAAGCGTGTCTTTTCGCACTTTCTATCTCTCGTTTCCAAGATTCTATGCTCTTTTCTACGAGTACTCCGTTGTCCCAAACCCACTCTTTACTCTCCATAATACCTTCTACGAAAGCGTCTGGAGCACTTGGATCTGCGACTATATCAGCAGCGGTTGCCAAGTAAAAGTCATCTTTTACGTAGTTTGCGCCACCTCTTGTTTCTAACGAACCCATACCTCTACTAGATACTCCTAGTTGAGCACCTTCGTCAATAAGACCTTTTACGATCTTACCGTATGGTGTGTTCATTATCTTTGCTTCACCTACAAAATTCTGTCCATCTGGTGCAAGTTTAGTAATCATATGACTAACTCTTTCCAGATTTACCGTTGGTCCGTCAGGATGTCCTAACTCACCAAATGCACGTTTTTTGTTGATAAATTCTCTATTGTATCTTTCTACCTCATTATTCAATATGTCTTTGGGATAGACACGTCCATTTCTATTTTTTAAGTCTGATTGTAGAAAAACGCCTCTAATTTTATAATTCTTTTTACCGTTAGTTTCTTCAACTAGGTATTCTGCGTTTTGTATTTCTTCGGATATTAACTTCATTTATTCTCTCTCTTGTATATTTATAACTTTTTTTATCTAAACTCTACTAAAATCGTGTAATTATCCCCTACTACAAAGTCCCTTGTAGATAGTAAAACATCACCTGTAGGTGTAGTAGCATTGTTAACAATCTCATTACCAGCAGTTCTTAAATCCCAATAACCTTGACCATTTAATAACATTGCTGTTGCGTTTGTTTCACCACCCCATACTAACTCTACACTTGCATTAGATTTTGTTGTATTAACAGACCACCATATTTTTGCAATCTTTCTACTACCATCTTCGGTCATAAAAGTTGCACTTGAAGCGTCTATTTTTTTAACTAAAGATTCACCAGAACCATCTGATATGTTAGTTAATTTTGCAACATACTTAACTCCAGATGTGTCTGATAATACTTGTGTTGATACTATATCTGCCATTTCTATTTCCTATTGTGCGTCATAAAAAGTTTTAGAAAGTTCGCCTCGTTCTACCGTTTCGCCTTTCTTTCTAGTTCTTATGTAAACTTGAGTCGATCCACCACCTGGTTTAGTAAAAGTTCTAATACCACCAGAGATAGCAACATTACTGCCATCTGCTGAGTCTTTGTAAGTATTAGAAATAGTAGCAGCATTATCATACTGCCAAATACTATTTGATCCTGGTACATCTACCCACGCCATTTTATTCTCCTACTTGTTCTTTTAATTCGTTATCAAAGTATTCTTCAATATCGTCTTTGTTGACATTATGAAATTCTGCAACTTTATTAATTGCATTTTCAAAGTTAAATAATAAATTACCATCACTCTTAACTAATTTCATTGTGTCGTTAATCGCCTCTTTTAAAACTGGCGACAAATCGTTATAAGATTTACTATTAAACGCCTGTTGCGTCTGTATTAGCTGGCTGACTTTCTGCATCCGATACCTCTGGTGTTTCTGGTTGTGTTTCTTGTGCATTTGCACCTGTAGGTTCAACTTGTCCATCTTGTGTAAAAGTACCTGTACCTGCGATCTCTGGTTTTGGATCACTATGAGGTTGTGCCTGGAACATATTTCCAGCAACATCTTGTCTTTTCACATCTAATTGATCCCCAACTTTTGCTCTTAAAGCGTCTTTAAAAGCATCGCCAGCACCGACCATATCGTTCTTTGCCATCTTATCTATAAATTGTTTTACTTCTTCGCTCATTTTTTCTCCTATATTAATTCATCATTACCTGTTGTTTGTACTTCAGGTGATGAAATTATGCCGTCATCAATTTCTTTTTTGATTTCAGCATCCATTTTCTTAATTTCTGATTCTGTTTGTTTTAATATGTTTCTTCTAACATAATTAACAGAAAAATATTTACCAACATAATCTCTTACTTCTCTTGCCAAGTTTAGTCTTTCTCTTAACATTTCAGTATTCTTTAATTCTGCAAAGTGACCGTCTTGTAAAAAGTCGTAAAAGATACTATCTCTAACCATTGGCCATTCTGTTTCAGAAATTACACCTTTGATTATTAATTGTGTTCTTAATAAATCATTAAACAATTCTGTAAATTTCTTTCTTAATCTACCTACAAATTTAGTAAATTTTAATTCATCTCTACTAATTTCAGATGATCTACCTAGATTGAAACCTTGACTTGCCTCTAATCTACTTACAGGTACGTTTAATGATCTATATAATTTTGCTCTAAAATATTCTATGTCTGCTATCTCACCTAAATTAGCACCACCTGGAAGTGTAGTAATATCTGTTCCTCTACCACCTTCTCTACTTGGTAACCAAAAGTCTTCAAGCATTGACATATAATTTCTGTCATCTCTTATTTCTCCTGTTGAAGCGTCATAAACAAGTTTGTTTCTATATCTTGCCATAACATCTCTTAAATAAGATTCTGCTTTTGCCTTAGGTAAGTTACCTACATCAATCTTAAATATTCTTCTTTCAGGTGCTCTTGCGATTCTGTAAATCACAGCAGCGTCTTCAATCATTCTTAACTGATTGACAGGTTTAATTGCCTTATGTAAATAAGATAATATTAAACCATTCTTATTCTGATCTATCATTCCTGATGGACAAAATGCAATAGTGTCCACAGCAATTTTAATTCCTTGTATAGCAGCCGATCCTTGTATACCTCTTTCATTATATACAAAGTATTCTACCGTTTCGTCTGCAATATTAATGTTAGTAGGAGAAACCATACCTTCAGGTCTTCTCTTTCTAACTTCTCTAATCTTCTTAATCTTTCTAGGATCAAGGTACTTTAATTCTGTTATACCGTTCTTTGTGTTTTCAGCGTCAATAACCTTTTGGAAAAAGATTCTTCCATCAACATACCATCTTCTAAAGAGGTCGTGTCCTCTTGTGTTAAATTGTAATAGTCTTAATACTTCAGCAAATTCTTGTTCTATTTTTTGTTTAATAGCTGAAGAATATTCTAAACCATCAGTTACAACTTTTACAGATTGTCTATTTTCATTAGAAGTAATTGCCTCATTAACAATATCCTCAATTGCCATATCACATTCTGGATGTAAAGCAATTTCTCTATATCTTCTAATTAAATCCTGCTCAGTTTTAGCAGTACCTTCCATATCAAGGTAACTACCAAAGAAACCACCAGCGGCAACTACCTGTGTGCCGTCTTCCGCTTGAGGTTGACTGAATTGTTGTTTTGGATCTGTTTGTGGTTTAACTCGTGTAATATTAAAACCAAATAACTCTGCCATAATTAATTCCTTTATTTTCTCCTAACTACTTATATTAGTTTTAAAAGGGCGCTTTTGACGGCGCCCTTAAATTTATCTACTATGTAGTAGTGTTTGTTTCAAAATATTGATATTGAAAAGTTACTCCAAATGTTTCTACTTCGTCATTTGTTCCG